AACAAACCAAAGTTTTTTGTTTCCCCAACAGTAACTATCGTAGCAAAGACAGCACTGATAGCAGGGGTTTCTGCTGAGATTGTAAAGTTCTTTGTATCTACCAGAGCTATGTAGGAAGAAGAAAGAAGAGGTGTAAAAGCAGATAGCCCAACTACAACACTAGGAACTAGGTTTAGTTTGCCCGAAACTACACTAGGATTCTGTGCTACAGAACTGATAAGTGTTGCAGGAACTGCTACGCTCTTGCCCGAGTAAACAGAGATCTCAAGGGCACTTAGTACAAGTTCCTTGTTGGGTGTTACTATACTTAGGCCAGAGGCATAAGAAGGATTATAGGAATCTATAGCAAGATTTGTAACCCCTACAGCAACAACCTTTCCAGAAAAAATACTGGGAGTTGCGGTGTTAATTTCAAAGGCTTTTATAGGGATACTAAGGGAGGCCCCAGCAACAACTATAACCGTTTCCGTTCCTACCACAAAAGTGGTAACTGGTGAGACTAAAGAAACTCCTGAGAATACACTAGGGGCAGTGACCCCAACAACTAGGTTGGCCTCTGCAATGTCTAAAGAAGCCCCTAAAGAGGGGAAGCTTGTAAGGGGAGTGGAGGATAAAGGGCTAAATCCTAGCATGTTTTATGCCGGGGGTGTCGGCCACGACACAGAGTAAGGAAATCCAACTTGTGTTGTAACATCTCTAAGGGCTTGCCTATACGCCAGCCACTCAGGAGACATTGTATTATCACTCAAAGCCATCCAATCTGTTTCTTTCAAGAGAGTTCCACGTTTTTCACGTACAAAATTCTCTGCTTGATCTTGGGGCCAGAACCCTTTCCCAAAAAGCTGTGTCCAGATACCTTCAATCAAAGCTATCTCTAGACGTGTGGCTTGCTCACACTCACCTAGGGAAGGTACAGGACCTTCCACACAAGGATACACAGACCAGAGAGATAGGGCATTGTGGGTCATCTCCTCAGGAAAGGAAACATTTGGGTTATCTCGCTTTAGATCCCACATAGAATATGGGATAGCAACCCCATCCTTTACTTTAACTAGCATACTACTCTCCTAGCTGTATCTGTAGAACCTTTAAGATAATTGCTGCCTTCTTTTGTTCCAGAATTTCAGAGGCCAACAGAGATTTAAGTTGGTCAGAAAATTCTTTTAGTTCCGGATCAGCCTCCGCGAATGGGATGGCTAGGCGATAGTTATCGATGTTGATTTGGTAACCAAAGATTTCTTCTTCTCGTGCAGCAAGAGCCTGCTGTAAGGTTTCTTTATTTTTCATTTTATCCTGCAAAAGTTACACCAATAAAGTTGCCAGTAGGCAAAGTTGAGGGGTCAGCATATTTTGTACCAAAACCTGCACTCCAAGGGTACACAGAGATGTATGGAGAAGTACTGTGGGTTACAGCAATAGCTGTTCCCAACGTATTAAAAGCTACACTGCGACCAACGCCAGTAGGCAAAGTTGAGGGATCAGCATATTTTGTACCAAAACCTGCACTCCAAGGGTACACAGAGATGTATGGTGAAACACTAATAGATGCAGCAATTATTTCTGTGGGAGAGGCAGGTTTTTGTCCTCCTGCACCTTCTAGTTTCTGCGCCGAGATCATGTCCCATCCCCCACAACAGCACCATAGAGCGTGGTAGAAACCTTCCACAAAGTAACAGTGGTGTATCCTGTGGTAGCCAGTGTTGGAGCAACCTTGGCATTGTTCACCCAAGTCACGCTGGGCCATGTCACTGTGTAGGCAGAGCCGTCGTCGATCATGACCGTAATTGCCTGACCTGCAGCAATGCTATCAGTCGGAGTTGAGTTGCCGGTCAATGTCCACGTCTGGATGGACCCATTGGCTGGGTTAATGGCGGGGGTGGTTCCAGTGAGCGCGAAGATTGTCTCGGTCGGCGTCCCGGTAATCGTTGGGCGGCAAGCGTTTTATTGGTGAGCGTCTGGGCTGCCGTGGGCTGCACCAGATCGGCAGCGAGAGCAGAGACATAAACCATGGCGTTGCCGGACAAGTTCAGTAGGGAGCCGGTGCTGGACTGGCCGAGCGTGCGGCTTAAGGTGGTGCCAGCCGTGGTGTACGTCCCGGCACCAAGCTCCCAAGCCGTGCCGTCTTCAATCACGTAGCTCACGACATCCGAGTTCGCCACACCAGCTGCGGCAAGCGTCTGGTAGCCGGTCACGGCGGAACCCAAGGTGATGGTTCCGGTCCCAGTTGTTGCCGTCGTCATCTTGGCCCGGTTGACCAGCGTAACCATGGTTTACGCCCCTCCAGCCGTCAGCGTGAAGGTGGTGATGTTGACCACCTGAGACACAGCGATGGAAGTGTTATCCAGCGTCATGTCGCCACCGGCACCAGTTGCTGTAACGGTGCCCTGAATGCCGACCGTGGTGCCAGCGTTGTCGAGGACGCGGAAGTACCCAGCTGTCCCAGCTGCCACGCCGGTCAGGGTCCACGTACCAAGCAAGGTCTTGGTGCCACCGCTGGCTGCGTTCATCCAGTCCGAGGGCAAGGTGCCGGAAGCCAGTAGGGTGCCGGTCGCGGCTGCAGCGCAGTTGGCAGGAACGGACCCGCTGTAGATGTACAGCTTGGCCGATGCACCGATGGTGCTTTCGATGGGGTCGAGAGTGGCGTTGCGTACAGCAACAGAGTATTGGAAGGCCATGTTCTTATCCTACGATGAGGTAAACGGTGTTGGGGTCTTTGACCGGCAGGGCGTCGTATTCCGCTTGCGTAAGTACGGTCCACGGGTTGGTCAGAGCGGCGATCTGAGAGATGCTCACACGAACGCTGGTGCCAGCTTGGACAGCCTCCAGCTGCTCCGCGCCGCTGACAGCGATGGCCTGAGGCAGGTTCGGGATTTGTACGCTCGCCATCAGATCGACCCCGTCTCTGGAACTTCAGTCGCACCATACGGCAAACCGGGGTCGTTGTCACCGGGTGCGTTTGGATCAGTGCCGGGTTTCTCGTTCAGGCTGCCGTTGGCAAAGCCAGTCTGTTGCGTGACGCGGGTCTGGTCGGCCTGAGTGATGCGCACATCGCCGCCCGGCACCGGAATGCCAGTCTTGAAGTTGACCGCGTCCTGACCTGACGTCACACGGCGGTCGGTTGAGGCTGTGACGTAGTCCTGTGGGCGAGCATTCATAACCACTGGAGGATCGGCAGGCAGGACAATGGAGCGCAGCTGCTGCTGTGGCGTGTCTGTGCAGGGTCGGCATACCAGAAGGCGCTTGTTGATCAGCCCAGCGCCAGCCCAGTCAAACTGCCAAGACAGATCGACGTGGTTGAGCACCCCACCACAGCGGTCACATACGGCGGCGGCCTGCGGATTCTTTGCGCTAATGCGTGCGCGGCCAAGGCGGGATGCGTAGCTCATCTGAAATAACCACCAAGCATCGGACTTATGTAAGTCGGGGTGTTTTCCACGTCTTGGACTGCGGCAATCTGGTAGCTCTCATCAGCCTGACCCTTGAGCGCCGGTGCCACCTGAGGTGCCCAGATACGAGCAAGGCGATATGCCAGACCGTCAGCAAAGGCCTCCAGCCAGCGATAGGGGATTTCGACGTTCTCGCCGTTCTGAAGGTTTGCATCCTGAACTTGTCGTACGACGTAATATTTCAGGACCGTGGCAGATGAGCCGTCCGGGACCGGCCACAGCGTGATGGTCGGTGACACCAGTCGGTCATACCAGTAGGAGGTGGGGAAGCCCTGCTGGGCCTTGTTTGGGTACGAGGCATACTCAGTGCGCGATATAGGCATGATCACTCGGTCGATGCCGCTGTCGGTCGTGGTGTACGCATCCAGCACCATTACGGTGTTGCCGTCCACGGGGTATGTGGACACACCGGCAGTAAGGGGTTGTGTGCGCAGCTCCACCGCCCAAAGGTTGACCCCCATGTTCGACCAGCGGGACAGCATCATGTTGGTCGCCATGCGGGCGCTCTCCATGTGCTCCTGCAGGACAGCCGTGGGCCGGACGCCAATGTTCTGGTAGGCGTACAGAACAATCTCGCCAAGCGCCGGGTTGAAGCCGTATGTGCCGCTGGTGGTCATCAGAGTGTCCCATCGTTCTTGATCAGGATGCCCTCAATCTGGATTGATCCGGGGGCTGGGTTTGATTGCATGAGCTGCCACTGTATGTCGGTTTTCTCGGGGTATCCACGGGGTACTGACCGGGTCGACGAGTACGACTGCGTGAATGGGGCATTCAGAACAACACTCGGGGTATACGAGCCATTGACGAAGGTTTGTGACCAAACCCGATACGTGCAGAACTGCGCTCCGTTGTTCGTAGTGAAGGCCTGAGCCCGCACCAGATAGAACGTGTACCCCAAGGGTACAGTGTAGATGCTAGCCTGAGCCTGACCGGTGCCCGGAGATATTTGCGAGTATGTGGTGCCATTATTGGTGGCCACGATTGTGTCCAGAGTGGTTCCGGATATTGCCTGCATGCTATTGATGCGAAAGAACGTGGAGGTACCGGTGGTGACCACCCCAGTCGTGCTGTTCGAGAATGTCACCAGAGCTGTCTTGGGGGCATAGGTGGCATCTGCGCCAGTCACCCGCACCACGCAGGTCTCAGCTATGCTGCTTGTGAACGCCATTGGCAGCGCTGTGGCAGGGAAAACGTAGTCCGTTGTGTTTGACTTCTCCCACACGGCACGGAAGGTCGTTCCCTGCGCCACGTTGTATCCCTGTATGTTGACCAGTGTGTGGGCAAATATCTGACCCCGGCCAACCTGAAGCTCAAATGGCTCAAGCCGCCCGTTCTGCGTGATGGATGGAGCGACTGGGTTGACCATTTTTTAGCACTTCCATGCTTTCAGTGACAGGGCTTTGCGTGTTGGCTTCCCCGTGTCGTCCTTCGACGGACCGGGCATTCCAGACATCCTAGCACAGAACGACTTCTTGCGTGCAGCGTCTTTTTCATTCTTCGGGGATGGTGCAGGTGGCTTCAGGTTCATCCCCTCGGACTTTGCTGATGCCCGGCCCTTTGCATTCAGGCCGCCTTTTGGGTCTTGCCCCTCTTTGCGGGTCCACGCCGGTGTCTTAGCCATCAACATCCTCCAGTCCCATCATTTTTAGCGCTTCTTGGATGCCGCTGTTAGCGTATGCCGTCAGCGTGTCGGGCGTGGCAAGCGGCGCGGGCGTGGTCATGTCCGGCGACCAAAACCTCAGCGCGGCCTGCCCCTGCGCCGCCAGCGTCATATCCACAACGTCAGCGGTATCCCATGCAGGACGAACTAATGGCGACTGCGCTGCGGTGAGCCATTCAGGGCGGACCAAGAAGGATGTAGCCGCGTAGAGATTGCCCGCTTCGTCCTGCCAGTTGAGGCCCTGATATGTGTCAATCTCTGCTGCGCTTTGCCCGATGCACATGGCGTAGTGGTTGACAGCATTGATGACCGTTGCCGATGCGGCTGCGGTGATGCGGATCATAGCGATACCCCTGTGCGTTGTCCCGTCCAGCGTTCAGTTGATGCGATTGTATCTGCGGTCAGGTTTGCACCGAAGCGGACAATCTTGCTGTAGACAAGGCCGTTGAATGGATTAGTAGCTCCGCCGCGACGACCTGTGTAGATAGGATATGCGAGAAAGTTTCCCGTGCCTTGGTCTGTCGTGATTAAAGAAACTAGTGCCCCACCAATGCGCAGAGTGGCGTTGTCCCCAGAGATATCATCAATACCCGAGACTACCTTTGTTGTTGGGGCGTTGAAAACTGAGTTCGTTGTGAACGGAGTAGCAGTAGTTGTGCCTCTTGCCGCAAACTGAAATTTAGTCACACCACCAGAACCCGGAGCATCAAGACGCAGCGATCCATTGTTGAGTGCAGTTGGGTCGCCGTGATGTAGTATAGTTCCGTCTGCCGCATCACTAAACTTCCGCACCCCGACAAACACTTGCGCCTTGTCGATCCCCGGCGTGATCGTGGGCGACACCATGAACGAGGAAACCCCGTTATAGTGCAGGTAATGCAGATCAGGCTGTCCTGCCTCAGTGATGTCGTAGGACGGCGGTGCGGGCCATGCGACACCTGACGTTGCGCCCGTGCGCTGGTAGGTGGTGGCGGTGGAGCCTGTTTCGAGTTGTGCGCCCCAGAAATAAACACCATCAACCCCGTTACCAGTTTCAGCGGGGAACCCAGCCGTCTGCGTGACGTAATCCTGCACAAAACCAACAGAGCCGCTAACGGTCATTGAAAGCCGCCACCAGCCATTTCCGACGCTCGTTGCAGTAGCCGCCGTTACGCTGCCGCCAATGTTTGTAACTGCGCCCGTGGTCAGATTGAAGACGGCGGCTTTTGCCACACTATTATCAAACGTCATCGCGACAAAGTTGTATCCGGCGTTTTTTGCGTAAAGCGTTCGCGTCGAAGGAGATGTGCCGGATACCGTCTGCGAAACGTAATGCGCCCCCAATGCTGCCGACTGGATAACTTTATCAGCAGTAGTCGTCCCATCAGGCGCAACCGTAGCATTGGCGGCTACTGTGACACTGGTTTTCACCCACACCGCAGCCGAGAAATCCTCACTCGACGCCAGCATATTCCGGTAGCCATTAGCCGGATGCTTCCCGTAGATCGGGCGCGATCCGACAGTCGGCTGTGTGTCGTGGTTGCCGGGGAGTTCGCGGACGGAGATGTTGTCGATGGTGTAATTCAACGGGTAGTTTAGCCCGTAGCCTGAACCTACCCTGATTAAAAAAGTCGATGCCGTTGTTGGTTTGGCGTATTTTCGGATTTGATATGTGACGCCAGCTTGCAAGTTATTTTGCGTAGAAACCGGAATGTCCTCGCCCAAGCCACCAATATTGATTGCAACAGAAGCAGCAGCATTTGGAGTGGCGATCATGGTGACTGTGGCAGTGACTAAGTAGGTTTTTCCGTTTTGACCTGCCCACTGCGAGGTAGATTGCAAAATCTCAGCACCAGTCGTAGTGTTTGCACTAGCTACGCCACTGGAAATAGACCAGCCGGTGCCAAGCGTCCACCCCGTGCTGCCCGCCGAGAAATCACCATTCGTGACCAACTCAGGCCCAAGCACCAACCCCTTGGATTGGTCCAGTTGCAGCGCCACAGACTGGCCAGTGGCAGTTACAGGCGTTGTCCCTGCGGTGTCTTGGTAGAGATACGCCGGATCGACCGGCATGAGTTGGCCCGGTTCACCATTGATGAAGAGTTCCGAGGGCCAGAAGGCAGCGGAACCCAAGAGAGCAATGCGGAGACCAAGACCAATGAACATCAGTAAAGACCGATCAGGAGAGTTGCGGTGGTTCCGGTAGCGTACACGCGCACCACTTGGATTGGCAGCAGCGTGCCAGCTGTCAGGTTCGAGAACGTGACGGTACCACCACTGACCATGTCAACCTTGAGGTTTCCTGAGTTCCCAACGTAGATGGCGCGTGTCGGGTCGTCAGATACAGCGGTATCGCTGGTGGTGATGGCCGCAGCGCGGCGTGCCGATACGGTAGCATCGGCGGATGTGTATGGTGCGGCCATTTGAAATGATCCTGTTGAGTGTGAGGGGGCTGTGAACCCCCTCTGTTATTTCACCTTGGCGGCTGCTGCCGACATCAAGGGCATACCATGAACGCTCTGACCACCGGAAACGGTTTTATTGCCGCTGGTGGTATGGGGCGTGGTGTTATCCTTGGTGGAGCCGGTCTTGACCGAGGTCTTGACCGTCATGGCTGGTTTTTTGTTGCCAACACGCATCATACGGTATCCTGAGCTTGGATGTAGCGCACGGTGATGGTGCCAACACCGCTTCCGGTGTTCGCAGACTTGACCCAGATGCGGTCATCAGTGGTGCCGGTGTCATCCCAGATCGCCGTCTTCGTGGCATCAGTGCCGGGGTTCAAATAGGTGACGCCAACCGGGATCGCAGTCAGGGCGACCAGTTCGGTTGCGGTGGCCGAGATGCCGACACTCATGGTCAGCGCAGCGCCGGTCCACGCGACGGTGGCGACGGTCTGGACGTCAAGGATGTGGCTGTTGGCCGGAAGCACGATGGGGGTTGCCAGAGCGGTGGCAGAGCCAGCCTGCGTGAAGCTGTACGACTGGACCATGACCACATGGCCGACGTTCTTGACGTCCTTGCCGAGGGTCGTGCCGGAGGTGTTGAGGATGTTGCCCGCTTTAATCGGGCCGGTGAAGGTCGTCTTACCCATGTCGGGCTCCTTTGCACTGTGTAACCGCTCTGTCTGTGCAAGGTCCGCTGGGCGCGGTCAGGGCGGCGGTGTGACCCAGAGAAGGATGGAGGGGGCCGAAGCCCCCGCCGATTTTCGCTTAGGTGGGGGTGGAGCCCCAGATCGAGCGCCAGTTGTAGTACGAGAACGAGTAGCGCTCGTAACCCTTGACCAGAAGGTTGTCGGTCACGAAGTCCACCTGCATGTCGGTTTCGAACTTGACGCGCTCCATGTACGACAGGCCGTCGATGTTGGTCAGCAGGAACCATGCGCTGGCCGACGTGAAGAAGTCGTTGACCATGTAGCCTTCCGGCAGGCCGCCAGCGGTCGACATGATCGCGTTGACGTCGTTGTCGGCGGTGCCGGGGCGCAGCTCGGTCTTCGTCAAGCGGATCGCCACGGGCTCCAGCTGGGCCGGGATGATCAGCTTCCGGCCACGGGCGAAGACCTTCAGGCCAGCCTGATCGCGGAAGTTGGTCCGGATCGAGATCATGCCATTCAGCAGGGTCGCTTCGTTCAATTCCACCTGCGTGGACGGGGTGTTTGCCACCACGCCGCCGTCGATGGGGTGCAGCGCCGACAGCAAGGCCACGCCGTCACCACCGATGGACGAGTTGTAGACCGTCGCGGTGTTGAAGATGTTGGCCGCGTAGATTTCCTTGGTCTGCTGGAAGCTCTCGATCAGGCCAAGGTTCGACGGCTGGAACTGGGTTTTGTACAAGTTGTCGTCGATGGCCTTGCGGGTGATAGCATACCCCAGACCGATTTCGACGTGCTCTTGGTTGTAGATGTAGCGTTCGCCAGCGCTGTTGTCGAAGGAGGTCTGGCCACCTTCGGTTTTCAGCTGTGCGAAGCCGAGGAAGCGCATCTCAGCGGTGCGTTCCAGCGCCATCTTCGAATTGTGCTTCGTGAAGATTTTGTCGTACTGAGACGGGATCATCTCGTACTTGCCTTCAATCCCGCGCAGGCCGGGCAGCAGAAGGTCTTTGATCGCAGAAAGGTTTACAGCCATTTCTCAGTGCTCCTTACACGCCGGTCAGTTGCTTGGTGGCAACCGAGTTGAAGGCGACGACAGCGATGTTGTAGGCACCGGCATCGGTCCCGTTGAGGCTCGGGCCCGGCAGCAGCGAGACGATGCGGAAGGGCAGGGTGCTGGTGGTGTTGATACCACTGGTGGCATTCAGGAACGCCCCGGAGATGCCGCTTGCAGCGTTGCCGACACCGGTGTTGTAGCTGATGTTGGCATTGACAGCGGCCTGCGTGATGCCGGTGGCGTCCGTCTGGACGGTCCATTTGGCATTGGGGTCGTTGACGATGTAGCCTTCAACAATGTTGCCGGAGGCGACATCGGAGCCGGGCCAGTAGTTCGACCACACGGTGCGCTTCTGGGCGACCGACAGGTATTTGCAACCAACAAAGATGCCAGCGATGGTTCCGGTGACTTCGGTGGAGGCGGCAGCGCCGACGGTCACATAGCCGTTCGCGTCATTGATGACGGGGTCACCAAAGTAAATCGGGGAGGCGTTGTAGACGATTTGGACAGCAACCTGCTCGTAGGTCGGAGCCGAACCAGTGCCAGAGAACTGGCGGAAGCCGAAAGGCGTATTGGTGTTCGCCATGTCGGAAACTCCTGTGTTCAGGAGGTCCATCATCGCGCGCCGGGGCGAAGGTAGAACCGGGGAATTGTGCAGCCTCCCACGCCGAGGGGAGAATGTATTACATCATACATGCATTTGTTGGTTTGTCCAGCGTGGTGGTTTTTGGTGCCGGAGCACTTCGAGAGGTAGTAGATCGAAGTCTCCGGCTTACGGTGTTTAGCAATGACCACAGCTGGCACTAACCGCATAATCCGCCAGCTTTTACCCGCTGGTCAGGGTAGGTGTAGAGTGCGGCGGGTGGATTTGAACCACCAATCCTAAGTCCCTTCGACCCACGTCGATCAGCTTTTTTACGGCTGGCCGGACTTGAACCGGCTACAACACCATGACCGCACTCTGGAGGAACGAGCGGGCCAGAGGCCTCTAGGCGGCTTACAAATTCCGCTGCTCGTTCCACCAGAAGGTGGTTGAGAGTGTTCGGGTGGGATTTGAACCCACGGCTGACCCGTCGTAACAGCGCTCTATCCTCTGAGCTACGCGAACCCTCTCAAAAAAAAGGCCCCGCCGAAGCGAGGTCCAGTTGCAAGGTAGACATGTTCCCCGTCTTTCCGGGGTGTCCAAGGTTCGTTGGCTTCTGGGGTTATCCTTGACCCCGCGTTTGTGACCGATCCAACTTCTAGCCGCTTCCATCCACTGGGTATTGGTAGAGGCATCCCTTCATTCCTTGCGGAAACCCAGAAGGCGAAACTTGGTGGCCGTCTTTCCGGCCTGTCACCCCCGAAGGGAAATCCCAACCACAGGACATCGCAATTGGTACTAGGAACTTGTGGGCTTGTCAACTACTTCGAATTTCGAACAGGCAATGGCACGGTATGCATCGTACGGTTTACCGGTCCTTTTTGTGATCAGTTTTACCAGCTTGCACTCGTGCTTGCTGCTGTCCTTTGGGTGGCGTGCTGAGTGAGCACACTCGTAGCACTTTTTGCCTAATTCAGGGTTTGCCCATGTCACTTGACCATCTTTTGTAAGAACCATTCTCTCATGAAGTTCCATGGTTCTCTCCGTTTTTGTTAATAAATTGGGGACCGAAGCCCCCATTTTAGTTTATTTTGTGGGTTTGTCAACACTGCTTGTATTGAAGAAGGCCGCGACGTGTGGCTCCATCTCATCCCATGCCGCCTGCACTTTCGGACTACCTTCTTCACGGATAGCTCTGCGCAGGCGGTTGATTTTGTTGTAGATAGTGACAGCCTTGATCATTCCGGGATCGGCATTGCTTCGTACTTCTTGTTGATCTTGACCAGAGGGTCACCCTTGTTGGTCCGGTCAAACTCGTTGCTCTTCGCCTTGGTCAGCTGGGCCTCTTTGTCGCGCATCTGCATGCGGGCCTTGCGAAGTTCAGAGTTCTGAGCCTCTTGGGTGATCTCCAGTGGGCGCTCCATCAAGACCATGCCCTTGCGGGTGATCTCAGCGCCCTTGTAGCCGACAGGCATCAGCTCTGGATGGCGGGATGCAGGAACGCTTTCCCACCCCTTGCGGGCCAAGGCCACTTGGTGTGCCGGGTCTTCAGCGCCAAGGATGGTCCGGGCCTTCCACTCGTATGACCAGCCCTCGGGGATGATGCCGATCTCGATGTAGTACTCATCGGTGCCATCATCATTCAGGTCGGCTGCGTGACCCTTCAGCTCTGCCGTACGCCGGGCGGCGCGCTCACGCGGGCTTTCTTCGGTGGTGACTTCGGGGCGCATTGTCGGGCGGAGCGTCATTGGATTTTTCCTTCTTTCTTGAGGGCAACCATGTTCTTGGCGTATTCCTCGGGTTTCATGCCCATCATTTCCGCCATTTCGCGTTGCGCCGAGGTGAGCCGGACCACGTTGGAGCTTGCAGACTGACCACCACGGTTCGCTGGGGCGGCAGCTGGGGCCGCATCACGACGCCGCACCACCTTTGCCGCATGTTCGTCGTCGGTAGTGGTCTGGGCGGCCTTCGGTGCCACCTTCAACGTCGCTTCGATGGCCTCAAAGTACTCATCGGTGTCGGTGGGAATGCCATCGGCCACTGCGAGATTGTGGGCTGCGATCATCTTGGCGTTCAGGCGCGCATCCTTCACAAATTCCGGGTGTTGACGCACCCAATCTGCGCTCCGGCGCGAAAGCTGAGACGCAAAAGCTTCAACAGGGTCTGCGGGAGGCAAAACCGGCTCTGGTTTGCGCGGCGCGCTTTCCATTGCCTGCTTCCCGTTCTCCAGTTGGAGCAGTTTTGCCTCATTTGCCGACATTTCGCGCTGCAGTTTGGTGGCGCGGTCAAAATCACCACTCTGCAGGGCAAACGTGTGGGCCTGACTGAGCATCTCGATGTCGCGATTGACCGTGTCGATGGCGTTTACCACCAACTGAAGGTTCGTTTCGTCGACCTCGCTGCGTGCGGTGTGCACGTCCCGCGCAGCTTGATGCAGCTTTTGCTCTGCAGCAGCCCGCCCGGCCCGCTCGGCCTCCAGTTGCCGCTTCAGTTCGGTGATATACTCGGGTTCAGCCGGTTCCGGGGTCTCTGTTACCCCTTCATCTTGGATTTCGAGCGCGATGTCTTCTTCATCTTCCATGGTTTTTCTCCTCAGTACACGGCATCTGGGTTGTCCACCCGGCCTTTGATGTTCACGTCATCGAAGATACGGCAGAGGACGTTGTTGACGGTGATCGACCAGCCCTCTGACGGACGGAAGATCAGCCAGTCGTGCTCGTTGAACTCCATTCCGGTGAACCAGTTGCCGTCCTGCTCGAACGCCAGCGGGCCGCGCTTGACCAGCAGGCCGACCTTCGACTGGTAACGGTCCTCATCGACATGGCTGTCGGTCAGGATCAGGCCCGACTTTGTCTTGGTCGGACGCAGGTATGTGGCCAGAAGAACCTGATTGTGGAACAGCTCAATGTTCGAGATGTCTCCAAGCTCCTCAAGAATGGCAAGTTTTGGGTCTCTTTCGTGCAACATCGGCATATGTGGCATTTTTAATCCTTCAGAGTGTTTTGTTGACGACGGTCTGTGCGTCATCGCAAAGCTCGATGACCATATCAAGCGCTGCAATCTTGCCGATTGCCTCGCGGTATTCCTCGATAGTCTTGATGGAGTGACCACCAACAATGTTGGTGGCAATGTGATGTCGCTCTTCGCTTATCAGCCGTCTAAGCTCGCGTTCAAAGACGCTGCTCGTCGTTTGGATCATCTTAATCACTCATCATTTGGTGCGGTAACCGACGGAGGAGGATCGCCGGTTACCGCTAAAAGTCGCTAGGGAGGGCGCGACTTATGCGTTCTTACCATACTTGTCGATTTTTTCAAGGCGACCCTTACCGGAACCAGCCCCAAACTTCATCTTCGGGTAAACCTTGCCGCCATCCTTGCGCGCCATCATTGGGCCGGGAGGCGGCGGCATGGGTCCAGCGCCGGGCCCGCCGGGGGGCGGCATGGGGCCAGCTCCTGCAGCACCAGCCAGAGCCGCGCCAAGCCCCGGTGGCATGTGCATCGGCGGCGGAGGCATACCGCCACCCATCGGAGGCGGGCCGCCAACGGGAGGCATAGGTGGCTGGATGCCAGCTGCAGGCTTGGAGCCGGAGTGTGGCATGACGTTGATCACGATGTTTGTCTTGCCCTTGGCGCGGCCACCTGTGGCGCGGCCCATGCGACCGCCGCAGGCCTTGCAGGTGCAGCCATCGTCGTGATCATGATCCGCCTTGCCGCCAGACTTCAGGCCTTTCATCGACTGCTGCTTGTCGTGCTTGGTATCAGCCTCGGACTTCTCCCAGTCTTTCATCGACATGTCGCGCTTGGAGGCCAGCTTCTTGTCCTGCATCTCATCCTTGGCGGAGCCTTCAAACTTCTCAGCCTTGCCGCCGCGCTTCATGCCATCCTTCTCGGCATCCAGCATGCGCTGCGTCTCCATGCCAGTGCGCGTCATGGGACGGATGGAGGTTTTCGGAGCAAGCTTGGATGGTGCCGTCTGCTCGGTGCTGGAGGCGTGGCGGTCCAGATCGGACTGGGTGATCATCTTGCCGTACTGGTCGGTCGCGCCACCATTGTCCTTGCCGATGCGGCCACCCTTTTTGAAGCCGCCGACGTGCTTTTTGCCATCACGCTCTTCGTTGGCGTCTTTCTGATTGGTGTTGGCGAGGCCAACGGTCTCTTTGAAGCCGCCACGGGGGGCTCGGGACAGGTTGCCCTTAGCCTCTTCGCCATCAACCTTGCCGCCCGTCTTGAAGGCGCGGCGAGAGATCGGGCGCATGCCAGTTTTGACGTCAGCATCCAGTTTTTCATCCGGGGTCCAGTCTGAGCTGTCGACCTTGCCGCCGGAGCTGTTGATCAGGCTCTGGGCCTTCTCATTCCGCTTTGCACGAAGTGCTTTGAAATCCATTTCACGATCCTCTGAGAGTTACCCGGCGTCCCGGTCGTGACCGAGAGAATACAACGAAGTCATCGACAATGCACGCGAGATCGGTTTGGTGGTATTTCCGTGCTTCAGCCAGTGCTTAAACTGACCCATCGGCATCTCCACAACTTTCTTCATCCGATCTCGGCCCTTGCCATCACTGAAGCCGCCCATGTAGGCATGCTCGGCCTCGGACTTGGTGCGATACCCCAGCATCACCTTGTGCTCATCGAATTTTCCGCTGCGGTGGTCGTGTTGATCCACCACGAATACGCGGTCCGACTGGTGGTCCGGCCCGATGCAGACGTCCACATGGTCACCGTCCGCACCCTCAGTGCGCTTGATGTAGCCGTAATCGTACGGCAACTTGACCGACCACTTGTGGCCGCCCGGCCCGGTGCCGCTGCGCGTCTGTCCCTTGCGCGTTTCAATGCTGATCGGCAACCCTTGGAAGCTGATGTGCTCCTTGCGGTAGTTTCCAGCTTCCTTCTGGGCGTCAGTGGGTTGGACCGCACCACCAGCCTTGAAGCCATAGTCCTTCTGGCGCTCCATGCCCGTCATGATGCTGTCCAGCATGCGCTGGTTGACGGGCTGGGTTTGCTTCTGCTCCTCAAACATCTTGCGGGCGGTTGCGCGACCAGCTTGCTGTTCGGAATAAGGGTGGACAATCAGGTTCTTGGCAAGCCAGTCTTTCCTGCCAGTCATACCCTCCACTACATCAGGCATCGCATACTGACGCTGTACAGCTGGCACATCGCCAACATACTTCCCCGGGGTAGCTTCCTGATAGGTGGAGTGCTTAAATGCCTTTTCCTCCATCGCACCTTTGTCGGGATCGAACTGCACGATGCGATGTCCAAGCATGTTTCCCGGCATCTTCATAACATCCGGATCGGTGATGGCGGCCCGAGTTATGCCAACACTTGGAAAGCCCTTGTCCATCCACTTCTTCTTGTCCAACAGCGAAACAACTGCTGACCTGTGTGTTCCCGGAAGGTTTCTGGCAAATTCGGACGCTTCCTTGGGGTTCAGGATGCCGGGCCACTTTTCCATTGCCGCAGCCCCCTTGGTACGATCATCCTTGGTGGGCATATGCATGCCACCCCTCAACATGTCGTCAAATTCTCTGGCGTCGGCCTTGCTGATCTTACCCTTTTCAACTTGCGCCATAAGCGCATCGAACATGTTGTGGGAACTGTCCACAGCGCCCGGTCCCATCGGGGAATAGACCCCGTATACCGGACCCTTTTTGGCGGCCTCTGCGATCTTCTTGTTGAACGCAGTTGTGTGGGCCGACGAGTTCGCCCACACAGCGCCGGGGTTTGGCTCCAGCATGTATTTGGGGCCAGCGTGAAGATCGACGGGCCACTTGAGCTTCTTGTTGTTGATGTGCGTCAGGCGGCCAAGGTTTGATCTGTCACCACCCACGTTGATGATGGTGCCGCCCTTTCCGATCTCGTGAAACTGCTCCCACGACATCGGCTTTTTTTCCAGCGGTGTGACGCCGGGGATGCCTTCGATCTTCGTCTTGACCTCATGCGGTGCCATGGGCTGGCCGACATTGAAGTACGATGTGGCGTCACCCTTCTTGGCAGTCATCGGTGGTACCATGCCCTGAGCAATCGACAGCGCTTTCTTCACCACCTCTGGGTCTTTGCTGAACGGCGTGCTGACGCTCTGCAGGGCCTTAATGAAG